AACCGCAGTTGCCAACGAGCGAGAACGTTGTTGTAAGGACTTGTGCCAGTGGTGTCGACAGGTTATCCCATTGCCGGTTCTTCTAGGACTATTCATACCGATAAGGATGGGCGCGGTGGCGCTTGGACTTGTGATGCCGCCGCCATCCGCCAGAGGAAGCCGTGACTGAAAAGATCCAGATTTTCACTTGTCCCCCACACAAAGACTGCGACCACGATTGGTCCGGCCCGACAATCGAGCGTGAGCGTCCCTCTGGAGCCGTCGAGTCCGGCGTGACATGCGCGAAATGCGGGACCTTTTACGGCGACTGGATGCTATGGAATCTGCCATGACCGAGGACGAACTGCTCTCCGCCGTCATCGAACTCGCCACGTTTGCTGGCTACCGATGCCACCATGTCCGGCCCGCGTGGAGTCGCAAGGGATACCGGACGCCTCTCCAGGGGCACGCGGGATTCCCCGACCTCTGCCTCTGCGGGCACAAACGGCTCATCCTCGTCGAATTGAAGTCGGACGACGGGAAGGTAAGCCCCGAACAATGGCTGTGGATTGACGCGCTGACGTTGGCAGGCGTGGAGGCGTACATTTGGAGGCCGGAAGATTGGGAAGACGGCACGATTGCGAAGGCGCTGGGGTGTGGTGGAGGAGTGATTCGACGATGAAGACGGAGTACGAATACATTCATTTCCTTGAGATGTCCGTTCCCGTACAAAGGAAGCAGTGGAGTTCGAGCGGACACATGGCCCGTCTCGTGGACCTGAGCGCGAAACAGCGTATCTGCACCGATCCTGCCTCGCCCTAGACGAAGTGGACTTCTCCACATTGGAGGATAGGGGACAGATCAACTGGCTAGATCATTGCGGTGGAGATTGCGGGACATGAACCAACTCTCCTTGGAATTTGACCCCATGCGCCGAGCCGGGATAGGCGATGTGCGGCGAGGATCGGCCCGGCGGTCCTCGCCTGACGATGCCGCGAAGGGCCTGCGAAGGAAAAGGAGGGGCCAGAAGGTGGTAGCAGGGAATAATCGGGAGTGGACGGAGCGGATGCGGGAGATTGCACAGAGAATTTGCGAGGGGCGTACAAACTATAGTCGCCTCGAACCGTGGGGCACCGTGACCACTGATGACCTCCGGTTGCACGCGCAACGCCATATGCTGCCAGGTCTGAAACCGAACAGTAACAAAGCATGGGGCGGGATCTTCTGCGGCCCGCACTGGCTCTGCGTGGGCCAGGTGAGGAGTACGTACAAGACGAATAACGGACGATTTATCCGTCAATGGAGGTGGGTGGCATAGGAGGTGACGCATGGCAGTCTGGGTGACGCTCAAGAGCGGGGAAGTCAGGAAGTATAACAGCGCCGGTATCATGCGATGGGACAACGGCAAATTGAACATCGCCGTCCAAGATCCAATGGAGAAGAACGCCGTTGCCGAATTCGATGCCTCCCATGTCCTCATTGCTGAATTCGAGCGGCCCTGCGAAATCACCTTTAACGCTGACGCCGTGGACAAAGCCCTGGACATCCTCCTGACGCGGGCGAAGTCCATCACGGACTCACGGCGAAAGGGAAAACTGGCCGACCTCTCGCGGCTGTTGCGGAAGTTCAATCCCCAACGGAGGGAGTGGACGCGATGACCGCGACCGAAGCCTACGCGGAGCAGGTGAGGGAAGAGGCTGCAAAGCAGATTCCGACCACCTGGCTTGATCCGCTGCTGAGTGGGCCAGAGCGGATCGTGGGTGATCCTCCCTATTACGGTAAGGATATGGAGCGGCTTCTGCAGGCACTGGCACAACGTATCCGCGCGCTCAAGGTGTCCTAGTGATGCGCGAGGGGTGGGCATGACCTGTGCCGCTTGCGATACTCCTTGTGAAGGTGCCGATCGACCGGGACAGAATGCAGCAGGATTGTGAAGAGAGGGACAAATGGAAACCAAAAATCCTGAGTGGTATTTGAAGCAGCCATATACGCGAGTATTGCTGCCAGAGGCAGAAGGTGGATTCTTTGCCGAAATCCTTGAATTTCCTGGCTGCTACGCGCAAGGTGAAAACCCAACTCAAGCTTATCAAGACCTTGAGGAAGCGGCGAAATCTTGGCTTGCGGCGGCCTTGGAACATGGACAGACAATTCCTCCCCCTGGAAGCGGTCGCGGCTATTCTGGTAAACTGGCGCTTTGGCTTCCCAGGGGCCTTCACCGTAAAGTAGCACAGAGAGCAAACCAGGAAGGAATCAGTATGAATCAATTACTTATTATCGCAATATCGTCGTGGATAGGTTGGTAATCGCCATGACCTGGGTACGTATTGACGATGGATTCGGGGACCATCCCAAGATCCTTGCGGTTGGGCCAATCGGCGCAATTATCCATATGAGAGCGTTTTGTTACTGTAGCCGGCACCTGACGGATGGATTTATTCCCATGGGTGCCGTTGAGGGTCTGTTGCACGGGATAGAGCATATCGGGATAGCAGACGGCGGCTGTCCTGGATTGTTCGAGTTTGGGCATGATGCAAATGAGGTTGATTGGCCTGAAACTTTGGTGAAAAACAAGCTATGGGAACGCTCAAAAAACAGTGACGGATACTTCGTGCATGACTACCTGGATTATAACCCTTCCAAGCGCGAAATCCTGGAACTCCGCAAAAAGAAAAAGATAGCAGGTCAAGCAGGTGGTCAAGCATCCGCTCAAGCACGTGGTCGAGCAACCGTTGAGCACACCGTTGAAGAAAGTTTGAACTCCCCTCCCCATCCCCTAAATACAAATACATCGGAGTCTGATGGTAATGTCATAGGTAATGGGAAGGAACAGATCAGAAACCTGATTAAAACGGTAGCGGATAAGCGGGAGATGAAGTGAGGGCTTGACAAATCGAGTGGTGAGGACTATAGGAGGGGATATGGCTACTCACTACAGGCGGCCTATGGTGCAGAGCCGGACGGAGCTCTCAGAGACGACTCGGGAACGAGTCAAGCAAATTAAACACAGGTTCGAACTCAGTCAGGCTCAGGTAGTAGATCATGGGTTAGCCTATGGATTGGCACAGTTACCGGCTTTGTATTGGAAACGGCTTCGTCAAAGTGGGATAGGAGCGAAAGGGCGCAAGGCGTCGAAAGTGTATGTCACCCGCCGTGCGCGTCCACCCGAGGAGGAGCCGTCCCCGGACGGGACCTTGTGATTTCACAAGGTACGTTGAAGTTTACATAATGGTTATTATACGACCCTATCTCTTACAATGGCTCAACAGAATCAAGTAGTTAGGAGTGACAGAAATGGTAGCTTGTGAAGATACCAGATCTGGGGGTAGGAGCCCCTATGACCAGGACGCTCCGGTATCTCGTGACACCGAAATTCACAAATCACAAAAGGCCGCGCCTGAGCTAGCGCGGGCACCCTCACCTGCGCTTCCCCCCAAGAAAAATTCCGATTTCCCCTACGACCCCTACACAAAGATTCTCTTGGGGCTTTTGGTGGTTGACGATAAGAAGGCTCTTAAACGTCTGTGGGCTCTTCGGAAGTCTTACCTCGATGGTAAATTCCGAATGCCGTGGCCTAGCCCGGATATAAACCTCAACACTGGGCCCCCGCAGAATCGCACGCGGCCTGCTGAAACCATGCCCTATCCCCTCCTCGCCAACTACGGCTTCAAGAATGCCTGCGACCTCTGGTCGAAGTGCTCCCATACCGAAGAGATGTTCTGGACTCTCTTCGAAGCCATGCTGTGGGCGAAAGTGAGGGAAATCCCATGATCTCCGTCCTCCTCGTGCATACGAACGGAGCACAGTTCAGCCTGAGGTTCCCCGAAGGTAAGACATTCACCCTCTCTCCTGGTCCTCCTGGCCGCTATACGGTCTTCGGAGACAACGATGTGAGGCTAGCCGATGTGCCCCAGGACTGCACCCTCTACATCGGCACCGTGGAGATGCAGTTCGGTCAACCCGTAGGAGGAGGAAACGCCAATGTCGAATGATCGAGCCATGAAAGTCTTTCCACCCGCTCACGTCTGCATTGATTGTGATTTTGCCATCAACCGCACAGATGGCGAGAAGCGGGAGCAGTACACTGTTTGCACCATAGACTTGGGTGAGGTTCCTTACCTCTTATCGTGCAGTAAAAAAGAACATCGGGCATCGATGGGAACGACGGAGCCTGCATAGATGCCCAATCTTGAACCGGGATACTACTGGGTGAAGTGGTTCCCGCATGATACGGAGTGGGAAATCTCCCGCCTGCTTTGTGATTATGATGGACGGTCCTGGGAGTGCATGGGAACGGATGAGAGTTGCACAAGAGTAGGGAATTATATAGATGACCCCCTTTGAGCCTTCCGACGTTTGCGCTGGCGCTTCTTCGCCTTCTTTGTTCTGGCGGGAGAACAGTAGGACAGGACCTTATCGGAAATCCTGTCGAGTGCGGCGAGTGTTTTCATGCCGTCAATTCCTTGTAAGTAATTCGCTTCTTCGCCGCGGCAGCTATGAGGGCGTCCAGCCGGGCCAAGGTGTGTTGTCTCACGTTTCCCTCGTTCAGTCGGAAGGCGAACTCATTCACGTAGCGCCCAAGATGCTTCCTGCTCGCGTGGTGATAGACCCCATGCAGCCCACGCTTCAAGACCGCCCAAACGCTATCTATGCCGTTCGTGGTGATCCCACCTCGAACGTACTCCCCGGCGCTATGGTTGACACTCTCGTGCCGAAAGAACAATCCATCAAGGCCGGTATAGGCTGCATGCTCGTCGGTGTTCAGAGTAGATCGCGGCTCGACGTGGCGATGAATAGCATCGTGAACTGTGGCGATATTAACGTCCTCGACCGGCATAGCGATGGTTCGGCCCCCGCGCTCACGCATGCCGAGGACGGCGGCTTTTCCCACGGCGCCTCGCCCGAGTCTTTGCCGCTTGGCCTCATGTTTGGAAGCCTCGACTCCGCCGACGTAGGTTTCGTCAACTTCCACGGTGCCGCGCAACATGCCGAGTTCCTTGCCGCAGGCTTCGCGGATCCGGTGCAGGACGAACCAGGCGGATTTCTGAGTGATCCCAATTTCCTTCGACAGTTGCAGCGAGGAGATCCCCTTACGCGAGGTAACCAGCAGGTACATGGCATACAGCCACTTCTGAAGCGGCACATGGGACCGTTCGAAGATGGTGCCCGTGCGGACGGTGAAGTCCTCTTGGCACTCGTTGCAGCGGTAAAAGCCGTCCTTCCGGATCGTGATCCGGTTCCTGTTCTCGCAAACCGGGCAGGCGACGCCGTTCGGCCAACGATGGGATTCCAGGTACATCCGCGCCGAATGCTCGTCAGGGAAGAGGCTGAACAGTTGAGCGGTGCTGATAGTTACGTGATCGTTCATGAGCTACCTCCGCGTCTCTGGTCAATCATATACCAAGGCACGGGTCCTGGCATCTTTTCCCACCCATCGGCAGTATTTCAGATGCTCTTCAAAGCACTCTGGATGATAGGGTCCGCAGCCACAAAGTGGGCACCATTTCGCGTTGGTCTTCGGGTGCGTGATCCGATCCTTGCAGGCCATGCGCACGCAAACGGTCATGACTTATCTACTCCCCGCAGTTGGAGTCCAAGGGTACAAGTCGTATGCATCGTGCCACAGATCCCACAGTATCCGAGCCGTTTGCCTGCGAATCCGACCGATCGGCGTTGTGTCTTCCTTGGAAATTTCATTCAGTCGGCGACAGTAGTTCTCGGATGCCATCCGGGTCACTTCATTTCTTCCGATGCACAGTTCAGGCAAGAGAGACAGGATTGCATTCCCATCGTTGGTGGCGAGGTGAAAGATTCTCGTGGCCGGTTCCTTCAATTGGTTCCAGATGGCCTTGTCGCTTTGGTTCGGTTCAAAGGGCTTATTCTCTGGCATCTTGATGTCTCCCTTATCGCACATCTCGTGCATCTTGCCCCAGGTGAAATTGCTCTGTCCACGAGTCTGTTCCGAAAGCAGCAGACCCGCAGACTTCGAACTTCTCCATGGCCCCGCCCCCGTCAACCTCGATCAGTCGATGAGCCTTGCGACCTGCATATTGGCCGCAAATTTTGCAAGGATTCTTCGCGCCACCATTTCGGTGCCACTTATAGGGGTTCGTTTCTTTTTTTCCCCAGTAGCGCGGCTTGTTCATGGCTCTATTTCCTTTTTTATTTTTCCCTGAACTGGCCAAAGCACGATGTCCCCACAATCAGGGCAGAAATCTCGAAAGGTACTGTCTATGTGCAAGGTATTTACTTTGGTTATCCAGCGCCCGTTACAGGTGTACTTGGCGACAGTTCCTTTTTGGTCCCAAATGTGGTCTGTTTTTGTCTTCATGGTTCTTTCCTCCTTTCTAACTACCAATATATACCTGATTCCCTCGCCTGTCAAGGGAATAATGTATATAATTCCCCAAGAGTAGGGGGGCCATATCTAGTCGGACTCAAATTGGACCCTCCCGATGCCTGACCTCCTGACCCTCACCCCGCCCCCCACGCTCCCCAAGCGCCCCCCGCGCCAGGTCTATCACAACGCCACGCTCGCCTCCGCCTCGGATGCCTTGCGCGGCTTCCCGGAGTTCGCCAGCAATCTCTGGATCGAGAGCAAGGAGTTCGGCCACACGCGGCTGAAGCTCTGGGGGACGCAGGACTATGCGATTCAGGAGATCGGCCGCGGCATCGAGGACGGGATTCGCACGTTCTACCTGGACAAGGGTCGGCAGGATGGGCTGACGACCGGCATCCTAGCCCTGGACTTGTACTGGATGATCAAGTTCCCCGGCATGCAGGCGGATCTGATCAGCGACACCGACGACAACCGCAACGTGTTCAAAGACACGCTGGATACGATGCACGCCGGGCTCCCAAAGGCGTGGTCCTGCCCCAAGAAGGCCCACAACCGGGCGTTCTTCTCGTTCGCCAACCGCTCCCGGCTTATGTACCAGGTGGCCGGCACCCGGAAGGCCGACGAGCGCAAGGCGTCGCCCATCGGGCAATCGCGGGGACTGAACTACATCCACGCGACCGAATGTGGGTCCTGGGCCGACGAGGAACAGCTTGAGCGCCTACTGGCGTCGCTCGCCGATATTCACCCGCACCGCCTATACGTGTTCGAGTCCACGGCCCGGGGCTACAACCTCTGGTACGACATGTGGAAGGACGCGCAGCACGCTGTCAGTATCCGGCCCATATTCGTGGGATTCTGGCGGAACGAAAACAAGCGCCTGTCCCCCGATTCGGCGGCCTTCAAGGTGTACTGGGACGGTCGGCTGACGGGGGACGAGCGCACCCGCGTCAAGGCCATCAAGAAGCTCTACGGGGTTGAGGTCCTGCCCGAGTGCATCGCGTGGTGGCGCTGGAAGCACGCCGAGCACATCAAGGACGAGGCCACCATGCACCAAGAATACCCCTGGCTCCCGGAGGATTCCTTCCAGGCGACGGGGAGCCAGTTCATTTCCGGGGGGAAGATCGCGCAGATGCACCAGGGCCTTGAGAAGTCGCCAGCCGGTGAGACCTACGCCTACACCTTCGGGACCACGTTTGACACGACGGAGCTGCATCAGACAAACCCGGGCCGGGGCGGGCTTCGCGTCTGGGAGCCGCACTGGCCAGGGGCCACGTATGTGCTGGGGGCGGACCCTGCGTATGGGTCCTCGCCGGATTCCGACCGCTATGCGGCGACGCTTTGGCGGGTAGAGGGCGGGAAACTGGTGGAGGTAGCCGAGTACGTTACGGTGCTTGGAACGGCTTATCAGTTCGCTTGGGTCCTCATGCACCTCTGCGGGTCCTACGGGGGCGATGTGTTGCTGGTCCTGGAACTCTCCGGGCCCGGGCAGGGCGTGTGGGACGAGATCCAGCGCATGAGTTACTATGGCTGGGGCGTCTCCGCCGGCAATTCCGACCTCACCGATGTCTTCAACTCCATCCGGCACTACCTCTACCGCCGCACGGACAGCCTGAATCCCAACGTGGTCTACCAGTGGAAGATGGGGCAGAACAAGGTCTGGTTGATGAATAAGCTGCGGGACACGATAGAGCGCGGGGGTCTCGTGGTGCGGTCGAAGGAGCTTGCCGACGAACTGGCCGGCCTCCGGCAGGATGGGGATTCCATCGAGGCGCATGGGCGGGCCAAGGATGATCGGGCGATCTCCACCGCCCTCGCTGTGGAAGGGTGGCTCACGATGCTGGTTCCAGAACTCGGCTTGCAGGAGCCAGGGGAGGCCCCGCCGCCAGATACGGTCTTGGGGCAGAGCGTCGTGAATTTCCTGAAAGAACTGCGGAGGCCGAAGCAGGAGTAGGAGTGACCATGCCGATGCAGAGAAGGGCGCGGTGTAATATCAAGGGGTGTTCAAACGTATCCGAATGCGCCGACACGGGAGCAGACCTCGATCTCATCGGCGCAGGATGGAAGATCATTCTCGTTCAGAATGATGCAGCGTTTCGAATGCAGACACCAGTTGGTTTTAGCTCTGTAGTCCTGCTCTGCCCAGAGCATGCGGATTTGATCGAGGTGGACGGATGCAACGTCAACCCGTGATCGGCAGCACCAGCCTTCGCAGCGCCGGCTACGATCCCAAGGCCAAGACGCTGGAGATCGAATTCACTACGGGCGTCTATGAGTACACCGGCGTCCCCGATTATGTGTATCAGGATCTCATGGATGCCGAGAGCAAGGGGGAATTCGTCGCGGAGTTCATCAAGGGGCGGTATCCGTTCAAGAGGGTGTGATGGGAAAAGCAGGAACTTACTACGATCAGCGGCACAATTGGGCACTCGTCCGCTGTTACCGCTTTGCGATAACATATCAGTGCCGAGCGTGTAAACGTCGGGTTTCCATTCTGACCGAAGAAGGCATACAGAGGGTCGTAACGAGAATTGGCAAAGTAACGCAGCGGGTATTTGTTCCTAAACTCATCAAACAACTTTTCCGACCGTCAGCAGCTTGGAAGTATTTGCTCAGGAGGCATGATGGGAGGCAAGGCGAAGCTGTATGAGCAGATAGAATCCCTCCAGAAGGAACGAGATGAGGCCCATGCGATTCTTGCGCGATTGGCTGATGCCCAAAGGAACGTCACCCGCTGGCACCGCGCCCGACTTGATACCGACCTCTCCGCCTACCGAGGCGGCACCGCCAGCAGCGGAGAAGCCCAAAGTGAGGCGACCACGGACGCGCAAGCCGAAGCCAGCCCATCCTGAGTTGCCGCTGTCCGCGCAGGGGCCGAGAGCGGACTTCAAGTGCCCGATGTGCGGCACGATGGAACTTCCCGTGGCGGCCAAGGTCTGCCCGGTCTGCGAGGGGCCGGTAGATCGCATCTGGTCCGCCAATATCGCCACGCGGGTAACGGTGCCCCGCATCCACAAGGTTGAAACCTTGTTGGATCAAGCGAGCCACTACACGGACGATGATGGGCGGCGCGTCCCCCGGCGGGCCACGCCCAGCGCAGAGTATCAGCATCAAGTCGCTGATATCAAGCAGCAGGCCCGCCAGCAGGCAGGGCGAATTCGGATCAGCCACGATGAGGCCCGCGCCCTTGGGAGTCAGGAGCGTGCCGCCTTCCAAATCCCTAATCCAATCTTCACCGGCAACAGCACCATGCCGATTCCGAAGGGGCAGTCACCCTCATCGGGCCGTGAAGGCATGGCGCTTCCGCGTGTACGCCCGGCCCCCGGCTCCCTGATGGACGGTGAGACAATGCAGACAAGGAGAGCGCGATGAGTCTTCATCCCTGGCATGAGCGGTTCGCTGGCAAGTGGTGTCTGGTTCAGATCAAGCCGCAGGGCGGCATCGAGGGCCACGTTGTTGAGATCACCGAATCGGCCGTGTGCCTAGATCAGACCCTTCAGGTCTATCAGGCGATTCCCCAGGTCCGAGAGGTCGAAGCCATCATTGAGGACGGCGATGTTGTGATCCCGATTTCCGAAGTCACCCTGATCCGAAGTGCCGACCGGAAACGTGCCGAGAGGTTTTGTTCGGGCATCAACGGGGGGAGGTTGCTCCGCGCCGTGGAGCGCATGCCCAAGAACTTGCACACCAACTAAGGAGCGAATATGTGAAGATCCCCACCGATCCGGCAGAGCGAGACACCCTGTACGCCGAAGTCATCCGTCACTGCGCCGTCTCACGCGAAACCCGCAAAGGCAATTACCGCCGATGGGAGCGCTGGTATCTCTTGGGCACCGAGGGGGGCCAACGCGCTCGCTACAACCTGATCCGCAGCTACGTGGATCGCGCCACGTCCTATGTCTACTCCCAGGATAACACCCGGTTCGCCTGCAAACTCTCCCGGAATCTTCAAGAGACATTCGCCGAGCATATGGAAGTCGCCCGAGATGTCTTCGCGGACCAGTGGCACGGCTCCGATTCCGACCTTGAAGTAGGAACCGCCGTGGAATGGGCGTTCCCATTCGGGGCAACCCTGCTGAAGGCTGTCACCTGGCCTCGTCCTGGATTGCACTACCTGGAGCCGGGGCAGTTTGGAGTGATCAGCGAGAACTGCCCGCGCCTGGAGGACCAGGAGGCCGTGGTGCATTGGTACTTCGCCACGCTCTACGAGATGGACCGCTATCTGGTCGGCCACAAGTATCGCAAGCAAATCTTGGACGCGATGCAACTCACCGCGCAGCCGAGCAGCAGCGAGGGGCCGACCGAAGGGCTCTCCCCCGCCATGGGCACAGTGGTTATCTCCGCCGTGAGCCCGAACTACATCGGTAACGCCGTTGTGGGCCCCTCGGCGGGCATCCCCGAGCCGAAGCTGGACATCCCCCTGATTGAGTTGGCCGAGCTCTGGATTTGGGATGATGAGGTGGACGATTACCGCTGCGTCACCTTCGCGGAATCGCTAGGCGTCACTATCTGGGAGCGCAGCAACCCGACCATTCCCGACGAACAAGCCTTTGTGAAGATTTGTCCCTTCCCGCACCCGCGCTATTTCTGGGGCGACGTGGATATCGAGAAGCAGATGCCCCTCCAGGAATGGCGCGAGAACCGCATGAACCAGATCGACAACTTGCTCAGGTTGCAACTCAAGCCTCCCAAGGCGTTCATCGGCATTCCGGGCATGACCGACGAGAAGGGGCAAGCGTTGAATCGGGCGGGGGGCATCATCACGAGTAGCCAGCCCGGAGGCCGAATCGATGTGATGAAACCCGAGATGCCCCCGGACGCCTTCGCGGAGATCCACGAAATTGACAAGGAATCCGGTGAGATGGGGGGTCTCCCGGCGGTGCTCCAGGGCACGGGCGATGCCGGGGTCCGGGCCGGCCAGCAGGCGACCGTGATGGCCACGCTGGCGTCCGCACGGCCTCGCAAACGGGCGTTCATCATCGAGGACCAAATCGAGGAGGCGGCGACCAAGCTCTTCCGCATCATCCGCCGCCAGGATGACACCGTGTATCCGCTCCCGTCAGGAGGCGAATTCCTGCTGTCACAGCTTCCCAGCGATGTCACCATGCGAATCTCCGCCCACACGGCCTCGCCCCTCTATGAGGAGGCTACGGAGCGAAAGGCCGACAAGTTGCTCAAAGCGCAGGCGATAGACAAGGCGGACTATGTGGAATTGATCGACCCGCCGATGTCGGATGCGCTCCGGGCCAAGGCCCGCAAGCTGGAGAAGGTCCAAGGCCAGATGCGCCAGCAAATGCTGACATGGCGGCATGAGGAGCAAATGGCGAAGGCGGGAAAGAAGAAGTGAGGTTACAAAATGGCAAATCTGCCAATACGTTCAGTGGGGGAAATTCTGCTAGGAGTTGTGAGGGATCATTCGTCTCCGACTGGATACCGCCATGTCACAAGAGGCGAATGTGTTCCGAAGGAAATAATTCATCTGTATAAGCCCAAAGAGGAGCAGATGGCGAAGGCGGGTAAGGGCAAGAAATGAGTCGCATAAAAAGATTCACGAGTTTGCTCGAAGCGATGTGAAGATCAATATGCACAGGCGATAGCGAAGAAGACATGTCCGCCAACGGCACCGTGAACACCTGGAAAGAAATCATGGAGGCCCTTGGCCGCTCCCCCCGGAGCGGACAGGGGAAGGCACAGGTCAAGAAACTCTATGGGGACATTCTTCGGCGCGATCCGAACTCCAACCGCATTTGGGCGTTCACTGAGGAGTTGAACGCTCGCCGCAAGGCCCTCTCCAAGCGTGTCTGCAAAATCCCTGTCAAGCCGTAGTTTTCCGTCCAAGTAGCGTCCAGGTAGCGTCCTAGTTCGTCCTGCCCGCCTAATCCGCCCCCATACTTCCCCCTAGATGGGGATTTCTCCATCTCATCGAAGCGGCCCTCGGGGATAACCGCGTGGGCCTAGCAGAGGGGAGGTGACACACATGGACGAGCGCAATCGCGGGAAGCGGAAGGCCCGGAGACACAAGCGGTAAGCGTGGCCACGACGAGGCAGAAACAGGCCGCCCGCCGGAGCATTCGGATTGCCCAGCGGGCGGCCCGCGCACGCAAACGGTTCAGGAAGTCACGCCGGAGTTGACCTATGCCGGACATACCGATTCCCACCCCCGGAGGCCCCGCTGGGGCTGCTCCTGGCCCTCCGGGAGTCCCCACGCCCACTCCAGCGGGGGCTATCCCCCCAGCCCCAGCACCAGCCGCAGCCAGCGTTCCCGGTGCCCAGCAGGGCTCCCGCGCACGGTCTCTCTTAGAGGTTGACCTCGCTTACAAGGCACTCAGGCGGGCGCTGGATGGCCTGGATCGCACCTCTTCTGAGGCTAAGGACATCTTGAAGGCGATGACCGCCTTAGTGAGTGTGCTTGGCGAGGAGCCAAGCGCGGGGCTCACCAGGACCGAAGTGCAGTCGCTGGGGGCGCAGGCCAGCCCCATGGCGGCCACCAACCCGGCCCAACGGAGTGCGATGCAAAACCTCATTCGCCAGCGGCAGATGATCGCGCCGCCGGCCGCGTAAAGGAGAACGCCATGCCATTTGATCCACGCGCCGGAGCCGGTTCCATTCGGGACCCCCGGGATCCCAAGCAGGAAAAGGGCCGGATGGTGAACCCGCCTCGCTATCAGGTCTTGGGCGGCCTCTCCGGTCCCAGCAAGATGAAGAAGAACGCCGAGAAGGTTGACAAGCCTCTCAAGTACGCATCCGGCGTGAAGCCGTAGGAGGGCTGCTATGCCACGGACATACACCGAAGAGGAGTCGGCCTCCATTTTGGCCCTACAGGAAGCCCTCCACGGAAACCCGAAGACCCGTGCTAGCTACCTCAAGCTGGTCAAGGAAGTCGCCCCGAACACTCCCATCCCCGAGATTGACGTGCCCGCCGCCGCCATGGCCACCATCAAGCCGCAACTGGACAAGGTGGACAAGCTGACCGAGCGGTTCGAGGCCAGCGAGCGCCGGGGCGAGATCGAGCGGGAGTGGGCCAAGCACAACGTCACCGCGACCGAACGCACCGAGATCGAAAGGCTGATGACCGACCGCCTCATCGGGGATGTGGCCACTGCGGTTGAGTATTACCGCACCAAGCGGGTGCAGGCGGCCGCCCCGCGCCCCGGTCCGTCCACCATCGGGTTGCCTGGGGGCAAGGAAGGCCGATTCAAGGGCCTGTTCGAGAACCCCGACAGGTGGGCGAGAGAGCGGGCATACGAAGTGGTCAACGAAATCCGGGCACAGTGAACGTAGAAAGGAGAAGGAATAGGTGCCGATACTCGGAACCGGAATCCTGCCATCAGGTGTCGTAGGAACTGAACTCACGGCGGTTACGCTTCGAGCGTTCGTCCCCAAGTGCATTGTCCAGCTCTACAAGTCCACGCCCCTCCTGGCAGCCCTGTTGGCGAACGCCCAGAACGCCTCGGGCGGCGCGAGTTCTGTGACCGTGCCGGTGCAGGGCAGCGCGATGGTCACGCAGCAGTGGGCGGGCTATGACGGCTCGTTCGCCGCGCCAGCGGTCCAGAACGGGATCGTGGACGCCGAGTACAACCTGAAACTCAGCGTGACCCCGATTCCCTTCCTGGGAATGGAAGGTGCGCTGCAAGTCAACGCGGCGATCATCCCGCTGCTCGAAGCCCGGATGAACGACGCCGGGAACGCCACCGCGGATGGGATGTCCACCGCCCTCTGGAACAATGCGGGCGGAGACACCAGCAACGTGACGGAGTTGATGGGCCTGCCCAGTTTTGGCAGCACCAGCGTCAAGGTCGGCAACCTCGACCCGAGCACCTATCTCTGGTGGAAGGCCAACGTCGCAGGCAGCGCCGGGACGGCTCCCACGCGGGCCCTGGTCCTCCAGTACATCATCTCCGCAACCAAGTCAGCCGGTGGCGAGATGCCCTCGATGGGCATCATGGGTCCGGGCACGTGGGCGGACCTCGCCAATGACTTCCTCGGCCAGGAGCATTTCGAGATCACCCCAGCGGCTGGAGGGTTTGACGAAGTGGCCGGCGGCATCCGGTCTGGGTTCGTCGCGTTGATCGTGGCGGGCGTTCCCATCTACATGGACCCCTACGCTCCAGAGGGCACCCTGTATCTGTTCATCGAGCGATACCTGGCCCTCTACATTCACGAGGACGCGGCCTTTGCGATGCTCCCGTTCACCAGCACGCTGGCCAATTTCCAGATCGGCTATGTCGGGGCCCTGATCGCCTTGCTGGAACTGGTCTGCACGAAGCGATCCACCATTACCAAGGTGCCCGGCTTTACCTATCTCAGCGTGTAGGAGGAGCGATACATGGGAGCGAACAAGATTCTGCTGGCGGAGCAACTGGCCTTCGGGGCCAGCGGTTCGGCGTTCCTGACTGAGTTGAACCCGACCGTCTATTACTCGCCCAGCACGCCCTATGTGCTCCCGGCGGGCTGGTGGTTCGTCGTGCCGCAGACCTATCTGCTGGTGCAGTATAGCCCCGATGGTGGGTCCACCTGGCGGACGGTCTACCCGTCTACCTTCGGGGGATTGGTCTACTCGGATGGCTACAACACGCGACTCGCCGCAGCCTCCGGGGCGACAACCAACCCGGTGACAACCTACTGCGCCGGGCTGAGTTCGGGAGCCTACAAGATCCTCCTGGGACAGCAGTTGGTGTTCGGGGCGATAGGTTCGGCCTTCGCCGCCGAGCAGGCGTTGAGCGTGCCGATCACGACCCCAACCGTGCTGTCGGCCGGCTGCTGGATCGTGGAGGGGCAGGCGAATCTGACCACGGTGTATCAGCCTGTACTCAACACATGGCGCACCATGTCGCCCTCCACAGTCGGCGGCATGATCTTCTCCGATGGCCAGAATGTGGGGCTGCTTTCAGGCTCCGGCACGCTGACGGTCCACTGTGCCAACATCGGCTCCCTCACGGGAAAGATCCTGCTCAACGAGCAGTTGACGTTCGGGGTCTCCGGGTCGGCATTCAAAGCCGAGCTGAACCCCACCGTGACTATCACGAGCGCACCGTACACGCCCGCGGCGGGATGGTGGCTCGTGGCGGGACTCGCCAACCTTTCCGTGGCCTACAGCCCGGACGGCGGGTCCACCTGGCGGGCGTTCTACCCCTCGACGGCCGGGGGGATGTTCTATTCCGACGGGTACAACGTCCAGTTGCAGTCAGGCTCGGGCGCGATCACGCCGTACTGTGCTCAACTGGCCTGAGAGGTGAGCCGTGGCGACGCTCGCGGGCTATCTCACGGCGACCCGCCGGCTGTTGCATGACGCCACGGCGGTCTACTGGCAAGACTCGGACCTGACCGACTATATCAACTCGGCCATCTCTCAGACAGCGGGCCGGTGCAAACAGGTCCGGCAACTCCAGACTATCACCCTCACCGCCGGCCAGAGCGCCTATCCCTACAGCGGGCTCACAAACCCGAGCACTGTGGATGTCCTCGGGATCGTGGTGATCTGGGGGAATACTCGGATTCAGCTTCGCCAGCGGTCCTATACCTGGCTCACCACCTACGCGCAGCCCTGGCTCACGTACACCGATGTCCCCCGAGTCATGGCCCGGTACGGGGCGACGACGGTGTACCTTGCCCCCCAGCCGAATCTTGCCTATTCGAGTGAATGGGATACAGCGGTTATTCCCTCAGCCTTGGTGAATCCGACCGATCCCGACCCGTCGCCGTTCCCCTTCACAGAGCCCGTTCCCTACTACGCCGCCTATCTGGCGAAAGAGAATCAGCAGCAAACGGATGAGGCCGACAGGTTCCTGGCGCAATTCAATCAGCGGATTGCGGACTGCCCGTCCATCACGATGGAGCGGATGATCGAGAGCATGTACGACGACGAGGATCTTCCCTGATGCCGCCCCGCACGCAGCATGAGCTAAAGAGCGGGCTCGCCAAGCGCAGCTCGCCCCAGATGCGCGAATTCAAGGGCATGAATTACACCGATGCCCGCATGGGCATTGATGACGGGGAATTCGCGTGGCTGGAAAACGCCATGACCGTGGGCAAGGGGCTGGTCACCATCCTGCCCTATGTCGGCCCGACCGTCGCCACGCTCTCTCAAGGCATCGCCTCCATGACTGGCGTTGTGCTCAACGGGAATCCCGTTCTCATCGTGGTCGGTTCCGATGGGTCACTCTCTCAGGTGACTCCGGCGGGTACGGTGACTGTGATCGCGGCCGCGGGCACCGTGAGTACATCGGCCAAGGTGACCATGTGGCAATCGAGTCCGGTCCTAATCATAGACCCCACTTATGGCTATTTCACGTGGGATGGAACGACTTTCACTCACCAGAACGACACCATCGTCTCCGTAACCGTGAACAATGGAGGGACGGGATACACAGGTGTCCCGAGCGTTGGATTCACAGGCGGCGGGGGATCGGGCGCAGCGGCGACGGCCATTGTGGGCGTGGGCGCGGCGACACTTGTAGCAGCTGGCACTGGCTACGAAGTCAACGACGTCCTCACGATTGTTGGAGGGACGTTCACCAAACCTTGCACGCTCACAGTAACCTCCATCGGCACTGGAGGAACGATCACGGGATTCTCCATCAATACGGGCGGGAATTACACCGTAGTCCCGACCGGAACCTTGAATGTCACCGGGGGCTTTGGCTCAAGCGCAACCTTCACGGTCGTAGGAAGCGTCTTGAGCATCACCGTGACGAATCCGGGGCACAATTATACCTCCGCGCCAGCCGTGGGATTTACTGGCGGCGCTGGCAGTGGCACAACCGCAACTGCCGTGGTTTCCAACGCGCCCACAAGCGCTAATTCCATTGGAGTGTATGCCGGCCGCGTTTGGACTTCCAAGGGCAGGGTCCGACAATTCTCTGCTGCCGGAAGCTATGTGGACTTCGCGCCAGCCGACGGGGGCGGAAGCTCGGTCCTGACTGACAGCGCGTTTCCCGGCAACATCACCTGCATCCTCTCCGCCCTCGATCAGCTCTGGGAGTTTGGCCAGGGAGCCGTGAACGCGATCAGCAACGTGCAGGTTCCCACGGGGGCCACGCAGCCGACCTATAGCGACACCAACATCGTGGCCAGCATCGGCACCATGAATCCTTCATCCGTCATCAACTTCTTCCGGGCGATGGCGTTTATGAGCGGCGCGGGCGTCTACAGCCTGATCGGGGTCACTCCGCAGAAGCTCTCCGACAAGCTGGACCGGCTTTTCCCTTTGCTCACCCTGACGCCTGATACGCCAGCCGCCCTCATCTTCCTGAATCAGCTTCCGGTGCTCTGCTTCCTTGTGACCTACAACGATCCAGTCAAGGGTGCTCGCCCCTTGCTGCTCTGCTATACGCAAGGGAAATGGTTCACCGCGTCTCAGGGAAACTTGAAGTGGATCACGTCCCTGCTCGTGAACGCCGCCTATCAGGGATGGGGGACGGACGGCAACAACATCTACCAACTGTTCGGAGCCTCGGCCACAACGCCTACACCGTACACGATTTCCTCGAAGTTGTGGGATTTCGGCTCCGCCGTGACCAGCAAGGAAATCTTCAAGTTCATGCTGGAGTTCACTGCGCCGAATCCGATCAATCCCACGGTCACGATTGACACCGGGTCAGGCGGCAGCGGAGTGCCCATCACCCTCTCCAGCGTCGTGACCTGGATCAACAACGTGCGCCAGGCGGTGTCCTGGACGAACTTATCAGGCGGCACGGTGCAGTGGATCACGGGGGGATTGGCCCAGGCGTTCAGCGCGGCAGAGATGCAGGGCAATTACCTCGGCTGGACGATCACGGGGACGGACCCCCCTTGGAGTTTCAGCGCGGCGGCCATGGAGATAGAGCCGAGGCGCGAATGGTAGTCAAAAAGGAGAACATGATGCCACGAGTTGATATTGCTTGGGCTGCAGGATTCTTGGAAGGTGAAGGATGTTTCATGAAGAGAAAAAATCCGCTTCACTCTATGTCTCCAAGAATATCCGCTGTTCAAAAACAGAGAGAGCCGCTTGATAGGCTGGTGAAACTGTTTGGCGGCAAAGTTTCAAAAGAATGGCAGAAGAGGGAAAGAACTTATGGAGAGGGATCAATTTGGCGCTGGACGGTTTATGGACCTCGTGCAGTTGGAATCATGATGACCATCTTCACCTGGATGTCTCCGAGGCGCCGGCAAAGAATTAAGTCGGTTATAGACGTATGGAACACACGTCCAGGTAAAGGTTGGTGGAATCCTCACCCCAATCAGTATATGGAGAAGATTTGTGATGATTAGTCCCCAGTTGTGGGAAGAGATTCCTTTCGGCGATGTGCACGCCTGGCAGGCGTTTCTGGGCGACCACGCCCGGATGCACAGCCTCACCTACTACCAGGCGGTTCAGCAGGGCAAGCCGAAGTGGAATACTTATCCCCTCGGCGATGGGGGCGGCGTGGAGTGGTTGTGCGCCCACTACCAGGAGCACTTGGCCATCAACAGCAGCTACGGACTCACGCCTCCGCCGGACTTGGCGAGCTACAATTTAAAGGACCCGGAACAGTTCCTGGATTGGATGGAGGCGCACGGGGAAGAGCATGTGCGGATCAACCAAGCGGCTAATATCAGCTGATGGGAATTGAACGGTTTGACCTCGCCAAACATCGGGAGGATGTGTTGCGCCTCGGCGAATTGATGGAGAAAGAGGGGCATTTCCCCGCGTGGGATTCGGATCGGGTTTTTCAGATCATTCAGAATCCCAATGTGTACGCTATTCTCTATCGAAACGGAACGGGGCGCTGTATCGGCATGCTGGCGGGTCACATAGGGGCACCGTGGTTCAGCACGGTTCCCATCGCCAAGGACCTTGCCTGGTATGTCGAACCGGAACATCGGGGGGGCATGGCCGCCGTCCGCATGATCCGCGCTTTTGAATCCTGGGCCAAGGAACAAGGTGCGGGCGAAGTGTGGTTGGCTCAGAGTTCGGGCGTCAGTATCGAGAGGACGCGAAAATTTAGCGAGGCTTTGGGCTATATCACAGTCGGTTTCCTCACGCGAAGGAGCGTGTAATGTGTGACCTTGGCGACCTTGGAGCGGGATGGGGCGGCGGGAGTTTTTGGGAGCCTATCAATAATGCGCTCTCCCAGATAGCCCAAGTGTTTGTGCCGACCGCAATTAGTGCAGGAGGCGCTGGTATTCTTCCCGCCGCGGGGGCTGATCTTGTTGCTGCACCGGCTGAAGATGTACTCGGGGGCATGGCTCCTGCTGTTACAGGCGCTACCCCCGATGTTACTACTGGGCTCTCGCAAACCGCGCTTGAGACAGCAGCGGAGCAGGGAGGCGATATCGCCGCCGGAGTCACGCCGACTGCGGGGCTTGATGCTACGGCAGCGTTGAGCGCGCTATCTGGCGCAAGCGGGACCGGGGCAGATGTAGGCGCAGGCGTCGCCCCCGGAGCCGTTGGCGGCGGCGCGGTCACGCCGACGACAGCCGCGCCCTTGCCAGCATCCGGCGTCACTCCCGGCGTTGCGGCCCCCGGAACCACTGGGCCAGCCGGAGCCATGGGAGGCGTGGGCGTAGGCGAAGTTACCCCAGGCGTTCCCGCAACCCTCGCAGGAGATATACCGGGCGCTGGAATCGGTGCCCCTTCTGACGTGGCGGCAGCAGGTGGGGGAGGCGGGATCGGTCAAACGCTTTCGGGCCTCGCCAAGGCTGCTGAGCCTTATATGAAGGTGGGCGCTCTCGGGCTTGGCGGCACGGGAATGGTGATGAACGCTGTCGAAGCCTCACAGGCGAACAAGATCGCCAAGGAAGCGAACGCAGCGCGAATGGCAGCCGCCTCTCCCGCTGTCGCCTACGGGACAACGGAACTCGCAAGCGCCGCTCAGGGCCAGGTGACGCCTGCACAGACGGCGCAACTGAACACCACCCGGGCGCAGATGAAGGCCCGGATTGATCAGTATCTTGCGAACGCGGGACTGAGCGACAGCACCACGCAGCAGGATTGGTACAACTGGATTGACGAGCAGATTGCGGGAATGCAAGCCGACATGGTTGCCCAGAACGCGCAACTCGGGATCAGCGCCGTGGGGACAGCCTCGGCGGCAGCCCCGGCGGGGACGAGTCCGCAGACCTATGAGACGGCGCTGACATCCGCGCAGCAGACCTTGGCGCAGTTAGCACTGGCGACTTAGCATGCCGACCGAAACGCAGGACACAACGGATCAGCAGGCGTTACCGGATTACCTAATCCAGGCCGGGAAGAGTCTCGCCAAGGAGCGGGAGCGAATCGGGGCTTTGGAAGAGGCGTCAATCGGTCGCACACAGAAACTCACTGCACAGGAGGAGGACTTAGCGCGTCAGCGGGCGGGGGCCCGAGCGAAGGCTCTTCCCGAAGTCAAGCCCGCGCAAGAGGAGGTTGCAGCCGCAGCGAAGGCTGTTCCGCCTGTGCCTGAACTGCCGACGCCCCCGGATACCAAGCGGCGACCCTTCCTTGAGGGACCCGGCAAGCCCGGGGAGAGCATCAACGCCTTCCTCCAGGCTCTCTCTCTGCTCGCCGCTCCGCTGGCGGGCGTGATCCACAAGGATGGCCTGACAGCGACGAACGCTCTCAACGGGGCCATGCAGGGGTGGATCAAGGGCGATGACGAGCGCGTTGCCCATGAAATGGAGGCGTGGAAAGCCTCCACTCAGCGCGTGATCCAGAACGCCACCATGCAGCACCAGCACTATCAGGACATCCTGTCCAGCGCGAAGATCAACCTTGACCAGAAACTCAAGAGTCTCGAATTGGCCGGGATGGAATACGAAGATCAGATGATGGTCAACGCCGCGCAGCAGAAGGGCGAAACCGCCACGCTGAATCTGATTATGAAGCGCGGGAAGGATTTGGACACGTTGGAGCGGCATTACGATGATTTGCTGACGCGGCTCCAGATTGCGGAGATGACCCGGGCGAGCAAGCAAGTCTTGAGCGGACCTGTGCGAGATGCGCTCATGGCAAAGGGTATTGATCCGCTCAAGGCTACGGCGGATGACATCGCAGCAGCCCGCGATCAGGTCAACAAAGAGAAGGTATCCGAAAGCGTAGCCATCGGCGTCGGGCGCGGAGCAGGCTACGCCCAATACCGGATCGGACCCTATATCGACATGCAAGAGGGAACCGTCACCGGACTGAGCGCAACCGACTATCTGGCAGCCTCAAAGAAGGAACCTGGACGGTATGTGCCCTATGGACCTGGCATGGCAGTGGGGCAGGCGCCGGCAGAGATGATCGGGAAGAAGGCGGACATTACGACCCTGACGTCCGCGTTGAGGCAGGCCCAGGTGCGCGTATCGGCGACGAACTTCTACGTCAACACGATAGACAAGAACTCCGATTTCATCGGTCAGTTAGAGAAAAAGTACGGCAAAAATGAATTCGCCCGGCTATTCAATCAAGCGCAGAACAACATCATTCAGGGCGTCGAAGGCTCCGGGGACCTGGCATCCTTGCAGCTTGTTGTCATCAGTACCAGCAACGAACTGGCCAAACTGGAATCCGGGTCACTGGGTATTGCCGAGGTCTCAGTCCAGCAGGCAGACATGATGCACAAGATCCACGATTACAACCTCCGAGCGGAGGATATGAAGACCCTGCTCCAAACTGGGAAAGACCTTGGCAAGATCCGGCAGAAGTCAAACGATCAAGAACTCCAAAGACTGCGGCAGTCACTTCGAGGAGTAGGAACGAATGTCCCGCCGGCTGCGGGCGGGGAGGCCGGAAAGACATCCGCTCTTACTCCTGACGCTCGGCAACGGATCATTTCGAGTCCGAAGTGGAAGGCGCTTCCAGATGGAGAGCCTATTGTGATCAATGGGCAGCAAGTTGGAGTCAAGCGCGGTAACAGCATCGCGGAGCAATAGCATGGCGGACTTCACAGCAGAAGTTGCGGGAACCGATTTCAGCGAAGAAGCAGCAGGAAAGCCGGGAAAGGCGGCTGCCCCCCCCACGGAAACCGGCTCCTTCCTTCCCGGTGCGCGTGAGTTCCTTGCTCGCATGGGTCGCGCCTTCAAGGGCTATGGCGGACCCGAGGCGGTCGGCTTTGCTCTTGGGGAGGCCGCAGAGCCGGCGGGCGGGGGTATCCCAGGGGCGATGATCGGAACTGGCGTTCGGCAAATCCTGGAAGGTAGGCCGGACCCAGGCGAGGCGGCCTTGACGGGAGCCGGGATCGGAACCGCCGAATTTGCTACCCCGTATGTGGCTAAGGCGCTGCGGGCCCTTAGTCCTAGAACTTGGCTGAGGGCGGGCGTAGGAAAACTGACGGAGATTCCTGGCATCCGTCAGGTTTTCGAGCGCATGGGCGTGACACCAACGCTCGCGGATCTGACCGGCGCGAAAGTGGCCGGGCAGATGGAGAACTTGGCTGGCAGCATTCCGACTAGCAGCGGCATCGTCCGCAAGGTTCAGCAGTCTCAGAACGAGCAACTTGCAGAGGCTTACGAAAAGACGATGGGCAGTCTCGGAAAGGTCGAAACGCGAGCCGCTACGGGCAAGTCGGCTGTGGAAGGAATCACTGAGAATTTTCGCGCTATGCAGGAAACTGGCTCGCAGATGCGGGCGAACATATCGAAATTAGCCGGAGATGAGGTCATTCCATCAACTAATTACCGAGCCCAAGCTAATAGGCTGGCGAAAAGTCTCCGCCTGATAAAAGACCCTGGCAAAGACACGCTGACTCAAATTGCGAGGTTGGACAAGATTGCCAAAGGACCGGAGGGCATGTCCTTTGACTCGTGGTATGAGACGCAAACACACACCGGATCGAAGGCGGGCGATGTGAACCTGCTTAGTACTCAGGAACGCGGCATTGAAAAATCTCTTTTCAAGGCGATGCAGAAAGACCTTGACGCATGGTCACCGAAGAACCCGGAAGCCTACAGGGAAGTAAAGGCGTTCAAGGCATTCTACAAGAACAACATTGTCCCGTTCAATGACTCCCTCCCTGGTCGCGTGGCAGCGGGGAAGATCAACCCGGAAGATGCTGCATCGCGTGTGTTCTCGAAAGACGGACTGACTGAACTCCAGGACGTAAAGCGGTGGGCAGGAGGACAACTCTTCTATGATCTCCGCAACCGATGGATGGCCGGTGTAATGGAAAAGACCGTGAACCCTCAGACAGGACAATTCAACATGGGCAACTTCCGGCGAGCGTGGAACGGTATCGACCGGGAAGTGAAACAACGCGCTTTCTCAGCAACGGAGCGAAAGGGATTAGATGATCTAGCTACCGTGTCGGAGCGCATTGGGGGGAAGTACACGACAGCCGGGGGAGGCAGCCCATCGGGGACTCCGCTCGGACAGGTTCCCTACTTCCAGGCCGGCGCATTCATGGGAGGGGCGGGATCAGCGGGAGCCGCCGTCGCCACCTATCACCCCGCACTTGCGGCGGTGTCGGTAGCCGAGATGTTGGCTTCATATCAAGGCCCCCGGTGGCTCGCCCGCATGGTGACGACGCCGGAAGGCATCGAGTTTATGCTTGGGGCGACGAAGATTCCTGCGAGTACTCCCGGGGGTCAAGCGTTGCTCGCTGGACTCACGGGCAGGACCGCTCAACTCTTGGGAGGTTCTAATGGCGAAAGATAACCGAATCGGTCTCAAAGTCCGCAAGCTCATGCGCGAGGGCAAAAGCCAGAAGGCAGCCCTCGGAGAAGCCTACGGCATGAAGAGGGCGGGCCGACTCACCAAGCGTGGCGGATACCGTCGGGTGAAGAGGGGACGCCGTGGCCGACGCTAAAGAGGTTTCCCTTGAGGACACGATTGAGAAGGCGGTCAAGGAACTTTTGAGCAAAAAGAAGTTCAACGAGAGCGACAAGATCAAGCTCGACGCCCTGAACACGGCCATAAAGCTCCTCGGCGTTCAGAAGAGGGCTGCTGACGGTGAGGGTTGGGGCGACCTCATAAACGATCCGAAACCACAGGAGGGTTAGCCATGGCACCCGGCACGATTCCGAGGACTCCGACCGAATTGCTTGAAGCCACAGAGAGGACATCCCCCACCAAATTGGTGATGGATTTGCTCAGGCTGTCCCTGGCGGTCCTTGCCGACCGCCTGTTTCTCTGGATCTCCCTCTTGGGCACCTTCGGCCTGTTCGGGTACGCCATGTGGCAGCCGAGCCCCCTCCGGCTCGGGATCGCCGTCGCCTATACGCTGCTCACACTGACCCCGCAACTCCTGACGGGCAAGAAGGAGAGGTGATCGGAAATGCCGAAGAAGCGGAGAACCGTCAATATTCCAGTGGCTTGGGATCCTCCGCGCCCCCAGAAGTCCCCGAATCCCATCCCGGAGGGGTTCTCCGCCGCGAGGAAGGTTGGGGGCTCCACCATGGGGCGCTCCCGGGCCAACACCGAGGTGGAATGGCGGCCCGACTGGAAAAAGAGCGTCCAGCCCGTCCAGATGGTGCATCCGATCAGGAACGCGAAAGGCGGGGCCCGGGGCTTGAACCCCACGGAGACCCCGGATCGCATAGAGGGCAACAAATAGGCTAGGGACGCGCCAGGCTGCCCCAGGTTCAACGATCTTGGGGCACCGGCCACCACAACATCGCGCCCAGGCAGAACGCCGGGCAGGAAGGAAAGGAGCAACAATGGCGGACGTAGGACGGATTCCACAGAGTCAGGCGATTTCAATCCCCTTCCGGGCGGTCCTGACCAGTGACCATGTGTCGGCGGCCACCGGGAAGACCATCGGGGTCACCATCAGCAAGAACGGGGCCGGGTTCGTCAACGGCAGCGCGGGGGCGCAGAACGCCACCGAAATCGGCAACGGCGCGTACTATGTCGTCCTTACTGCTGCGGATACCGGGACGCTCGGGCCGTTCGCGGTCCTCTGCACGGGCGGCGCTGGCACCGACGATGTGATTATCAACGCCGTCGTGGTGCTGGGAACGAACCTCGGCATGACCGCCCTTCCCAACGTGGTGGCAGCGGGAAGCGGCGGCCTCTACGTTCGTGGCTCTGGCGCCGGGGCTATCAACCAGGCGGCTAACGGCCAGATCGACGTGAATCTCGTGACGGTACTCAGCCAAGCAGTCACCTGCGCGGCTGGCGTCACCTTCGGGGCGTTTCTTGGACAGTCCACTGCCCTGCTGGTAGCGGACGCCAACGGGAACGTGGCCATCAAGGGCGGCGTGAAGAAGGATGTGGCTCTCTCGAATTACGCCTTCCTGATGACGGATAGCACGAACCACGCGCCAGCCACCGGCAAGACCGTCACCTGTACCCGTAGCATCGACGGAGGGGCCTTTGGCGCTGGTGCCCTCGCCGCTGTCACTGAGATTGGCAACGGAATTTACACGGTGAACTTCGGGGCCGCCGATCTCAATGGAACCGTGATCGTGCTCCAATGCACGGCGTCAGGCTGTGACGCGACTTTCGAGCGCATCATCACGTTGTCATAAGGAGACGGCCCATGTCTTTTCAGACGGAATCGAGAATCAGTAAGCAGATGGGCCGACGCTACCCCCAGGGGGGAGGGATCGCCTATTACTCCCCCTTGGCGGAGATCTTGTCTCCGCCGCTCGTGGTGGTGGCGACCTGGGTGCAGAACCTTTTGGTTCCCACGATTGACTCGGCTCTGGTCGGCTGGCCAGCCTTCGGGGAAGGGTGGCTGATCTTCAACGCCAGTCCCCTCCCTGGACCGCTGACATCCCTGCTGTCATCCACGGCGGCCCCGGCGACCGGACAGCCGACCTCGGGGATAAAGGTCGGGAGGGATCAGTATTTCGGGCTGACCGCTCTCGCGCAAAGTTGGACGGGGACCCCCCAGGTGCAGATCACGGTGTTGCAGTCCATTTCCAACGTCTCCACCAACTTTGTGGCTCCCGATGTCGGGGCAACCGTCTGGAAGATCACCGACAGCGCGGTCCATGTGCTACCCATCACGCCCTCGCCGATGCCCTGGATGCAGTTCTACGCGGTCGGTCTTCCGGGAAACCCGACCGATACGGTGCTGACGCTGGCGATGTGGATGCAAAGGTAGCCCGAATGTCGAATCTCCTCGTGGCCTCCGGGTCAGTGTCATTGGTGAACATGGTTATGGTCCTGACCAACGGGCTGGCGGCCATCAACTTTTCAGCGCCAGATACCCTGACAGAGTATCTCGGTTGTTACCTGAACGTGTTCGACAGTGCGCTCAGGATGATAGCCGGCTTCCCGTATTCTGCCGTTGGTACTGGCGTCACGATCCACGACGCCTATGGGAATCAGAACTGGCAATCTATCCAAGCGAGTTTCAATGCCAGCGATGCGAGCGGCTACACCTACAAGATTTACACCGTCTACGCCGACGACCCGATGGGCATGGCGAGCCTGTAAGGAGGCCAGATGAATTCAAAACGGTCACAGGAAGGCTACCTGATGGTGGACCACAGGAATTCTCCGGGGATCACTGAGGCCGATCTTCTGAGCATTCCCATCGAGCGCCGGGCGGAGTTCGCCCCGCGCAAGGGCATGTTCGAGTCCCCGACCATCCGGTGCTGCCACTGCGGCACGATGGTCATTCTCAACCCCAATCGCACTCGGCCTCGCGGGTACTGCGGAAAGTGCGATCACTATACTTGCGACTCCCCGTATTGTGTTCCCTGCAACCCTTTCAACAAACAGGTGGATGACGCGCTGACACAGGCGACGCTTATCATCACCGCGAAGTAAAAAGGAGAAAGAAAGATGGCGAAGTGGGCTTTCGGTACGACCGCCTGGACGCCAACGGCCACTGCCGACAACTCGACCCTGGCCAACTCGACCTACATGGCGCTGATAGGCGGAAGCGGATCACAGCGCATCGAAGTGATCGAGATTTTCATTGCAGGGGTGGGCACGGCCTCCAACCCGACCTATCTCATGTTGTGTCGGGATTCGACCATTGCCACCACGCCGACCGCCCTCTCCGCCCCGGCGTATTGCGGCCCTATGGACCCCGCGACCGCCGCCCTCTCTGCGCCTCCGGTGGGCATGACGGCAGCCGGCACGGGTCCCAAGCGGTCCATCGCCACCACGGACGCTCGCCTGAATCTCGGCCTGAACGCTTTTGGAGGCATTGTCCGCTGGATCGCGGCCCCGAGAGAAGAGTGGATCATCTACGGCAACACCGCGCAACTCGGGGAATCGAGCCTCTCCGCCTATACGGGCGGTACACCGGGTGCCATTGACTCTCACATCGTTTTTGAACCGTTGTAAGAAAGGAGACAGACCGTGGCTAAGAGGGCATTTGGCAACGTGAACTGGACCCCCACCGCGACCGCCGATACCACGAACTTGGCAGACGGCACCTACCAGGCGCTCGGGGGCGGGTCCGCAACGCAGCGGATCGAGGTCATCGAAGTCTACGCGGCAGGAATGGCCGGCGCATCGTCTCCGACATATCTGATGCTCTGCCGAGACTCCCAGGTCGGGGGCACCACGGCCCTGGTGGCTCCCGCATTCGACGGGCCGCTCGACCCATCCACTGCGGCGCTTACGGCGGCTCCGATCGCGTATACAGTCCACACCACGACCTTCCCGCAGCGGTCGGTCCTGACGACCGTGCCGAGGCTGAACCTGGGCCTCAATGCCTTCGGCGGAATCGTGCGGTGGGTGGCGGCGCCCCGCGAAGAGTTCATCATCTATGGCTCGGCGGCCAACGCGGGCGAAGCGAGTCTGAGTGCCTACACAGGCGGGACGGCGGGGGCGATCAACACCCACGTTATCTACGAGCCGTTGTAATCATCTGTCGGTTCGCTAGAGGCTGAACATGCCACTCATTGTCGGGGGGAGCGCTCAATCTCTTCCTCGGTCCCCCCTGCGTCTGCGTCCAGACTGGCAGCAGGGGATGTCTCTGCCCCTGTACGGTCAGGACCAGTTTTATGGCGAGTCCGGGAAACCAAACTACGACTGGCCAAATCCTCAGCGACCCCTCGCGTGGTCGCGGTCCGTCAGCACCTACGCCTGGACGGACAGCCTCAAGCTCGAACTGTACGGCAAGGATACATTCTTTGCCAGCCCCGGCAACGGGCCGGATTACGACTATCCCAACCCGTTGGGCTTGGATCTGCGGTCGCGGGCGCAGCCCTCCGTTGCGCTCAAGACGTGGACCGATCCGGTCAAGCTGAACTTGCTGGGGAAGGATGTCTTTTTCGATGGGCCCGGCAATGCACCAGACTATGACTACCCGAATCCGCAGATCCCCCGTCGAGCCATTACGCAAATCACCTGGACGAATCCGGTCTCGCTGCCCCTTTACGGGAAAGATCAGATGTTCGGCGTGGCGGGCCAGCCACTCACGCCGGGGGATTGGCCGGTGGTGCGTCCCGAGTATCGCGCCGCAGCCTACTCCCGGATCACCAGTTACATTCAACCAGAGGAAGTGCCGGAACTGATCCAGTACCGCCGAGAACCCTGGTATCACGGCGCATGGGCAATGGTTCGGGGCTGGTTAGGGCTATCATCCGTGAGCCCATAACAAGAAAGGAGTACCATGCTTCGCCGCGTATTGCTGTCCCTCTGTGCCGTCTGCCTCCTGACCCTGCCGGCGTATCCGGCGACGTTCCCGCATACCTTCGCCCCCCTGACCGGCAATGTGCCCTTGAGTTACCTCGACGATAACTTCAACGCCCTCATCAACGGCACAATCCCTGCTGTCCCTCTGTTACTCTCCTGCACCCTCGCCTCCGGCGCGAACCAGTGTCCTGCTGCTGGCACCCGAGGTAGGCTTTACAACGTGACCGATGTTCCTGGGATTTATATGGACAACGGGACGGCGCTGATCCGCACGAACTTTGTCATGGCCGAATGGTTCCCCGGCTCCGACATTGGAGCGAAGATCAACGCCGCGATCGCTGCCGGTGCCACCAAGATTTATGTTTCAACCGCTGGGACTCTTTCGACCCCGATTGACCCGCCGATGCGTACGGTCATTGACTTTGCTCCAAACATCTATTACATCACAGCCACTAGCCCGCTTTCCCATCGTAATGTCATTCTGGAATTTAATGGAAGCACTTTAGAAACAAACGTCTCCAGTGGCCCCATTTTCGACGTTGGAAAACTCGCTACCGTTACGCCCGGGACAGTCAACACAAGCGGAACAGCGGTCACGTGGGTCAGCGGTCCGTACTTCACTGATATTGACGACGGAGACAGTCTTATCATTGCAGGGACCCAGTATACCGTGCTCTCTGTGAATTCCGCAACGAGTATAACACTTACAGGCAGCGCGGGATCACAAAGCAGCGCGGCATACAGCGCTATCATGTTCCCTGAGAATCCTACAAGCAACTATGGCTACTTTCTTGGCGTGGACATCCGAGACGCAAATTTCCATCACGCTACTGGAACAGGAGACGCAATTCGGGGAACGTTTTCTTGGGGGCTGCGCCTCCGAAATATCGGCGTGACATCAGGCTATACTTACGCTCTAGATTGCCGTGGATGCATACAACTGAAGGCGGACCTCATCAGTGGTGGCTCTCCAGTACTCCTGACCGATTATACCGCCGCTGGCTTTGCAACAGGATCGAACAGCAGCAGCCTCGAAGTGACGGTCCAAGGAGCAACCACATCTCCGACCGCAAGAGTTGTGGACATAGAAAACTCCGGCGGGATTGATCTACCGCGCATATTCCTGGAAGGAAATTCCGTAACCTCAGGACTATGGATCGGATATTCCAGCGCTGTTCATGTGGCAAGTTTCCTGTTCGAGAAAAACGGGGACGGAACTTCCAATGCCTCCGACATTTATCTGTGGAACTCCACAGACATTCGTTTCGGCACCGGCCAATGTAATGCCGCAGGCGGGACGTTTAATAATGCCGGGTCCTGTGCTGTAGTGTACGCCTCTACGGCGAGTTTCGATACCTTAGCTGTCACTGGCTATGGCACCTCATATGCACATGCCATCACAACGGCCGGCGGCGGGCTTACTACGGTCACGAACTACCTCACTTCGGGGCTCACCGGGTCTGACTTTTATAACATTCAGCCGGTCTACGCCCGGGACAGTAATGGGAATGTGACAGTATCCTCTCTAACATTAAATGGCGCACAAATTGGCGTCGCGACGACGCCACCATTTAACGCCGGGAACTTTTCTGGTTCCGGCGGTATGACGTGGACTGTGACTTCGGGCGAGGTTATTGATTATTCTTACACAGTTACTGGAAAGATAGAAACTGTTTTCTGGCAACTGAATGGAACAACCGTCGGCGGCACCCTGAATCCTGTACTAAACATGACTATCCCCGGTGGCAATACGGCGGCGAATAACACAGCAATAGGCGTGTTCTCTGTTCCGAATAACGGGAACTGGCAAGCTGCTGGAGCCGCTGTCACAGCAGGAAACACATATATCAGTCTGTACGTTGATCCCACAGAGGCAACAAATTGGACAGCAAGTTCGGCTGTTTATCTAAAGGGTCAGATCACATTCCCAATACAATAATACCGGCACGAGAGAACCCATGACCAAATACTCCGGTCCTGAGCGGCGAGCGAGCAACGGCGACCCCACAAGGAGACAGCATGCCACGAGAAGGGAATAGCGTAAGCGTCCCCTGGAAATTGCTCCTGACTGCCTTCGTGTTGGGACTCCTGGGAATCGCGGGATGGAATCTCAACCTGGAGCGAGTGAAGGCGGACAAGGTGGCAGTCGAGGCACAGTTCGAGAAGAAGGCGGACAAGGACACCATGGCGGAAGCTCTCACCGACATCAAGGGGACGCTGACCACGATTAACACGAACGTTACCCATATTCAAGACCGCCTCGAAAAGTACATTGACGAGCGGCATGTGCAGATGGGGAAGAAATGAGCAACATTCTGATCCAGCGCCAGCCTCCCGACGCCACCACGATTCAGGGCCGAATCAACGTGGATGGGACGCCTGTTTTTTTCAGCCTGGAGAACGCGGCGAAGGCGATTCCGGCGGGGACCTACAACGCGAAGTTCTACGACTCGCCACGGATGCAGCGGGTGTTCAACGTACCCCACTTCTGGGTGATCCTCTTGACAGACGTGCCCGGGCGTGATATGTGCGAGATGCATCCGGGGAACAGATACGTCAACTTCGAGGGCTGCATCGGGGTGGGGGAGACGGAGGGCAAGGACTGGATCGGGGAGAGCGACATCGCGCTCAAGGCCCTGCTGCTGATGGTGCAGGAGCCGATGACGGTGGAGGTCCGCGACCCGGACCCTACTGGGAGCTTCGGCTCTGGCGCGATGATTGCGACTGGTTGAACGGAAGGAGGTAAGCCATGACCAGGAAATTCACCATCGTCTTTCAGATCATCGGCATGCTGATTCAAGGGTACAACGTCTACGGGGGGCTGATTCCCCCGAAGTACCAGGGCGTCGTGGCGGCCGCGGTAGGTCTGCTCCAGGCCATTCAGGGAGTTGCGGCCCACAGCTTCAATGTGGACGGGACGCCGCAGACGATGGCGTTTAAGGTGGCGCCGCCCCTGCCTGGATCCCCACCCGCGACACCGCCTCCAGGGGGATGGCCACCAGTGGCACCTCCAGCGCGAGGCTCGAAGTGAGCAGTCGGCCTAAAACCATTCGAGTGTTCAACGGGGACTTCGTGCCGTTCCATTCCCAGGGCACTCGCTTTGTGTGCTGTAACTGCGGGCTGACGCATATCTTGAAGCTCGCAATTAATGAGAAGAAGGGAGTCATCGGGATGCGCGTGTGGAGAGGAAGGAAGGTCAAGAGGGCGAAATGATCCCCCAGGCGTGTGACATCGGGTTGATCTACCAGCCCGGGGTGATCTTCTCCGAGGTGGAGAACCATTTCACCGAGAAGATCCTCCAGAACGAAAAGATACCGCCCGCCTGGGCTGGCGTCCGGGCGTCCCACGCTCTCATCGTGGTCGATTACAAAGGCAAATTGGGCCTGCTCGAAGCAATCGAGCCCTTCATGACCATCAGCCCAATCGACAAGTACGACAAGGTCCAATACCTCTTCGCCCGCCCGATCGGGATCAGCGACTACGACCGCGGCCGCGCCGTTGGCTACGGCATCGGGCGGTTCAAGGGGAAGCCCTACGCCGCCGGCAAGCTGGTGCTGGAGGCGCTGGACGGGGAGTTCGACACGACGGCGTTCGCGAGGATTCTCGGCATCCCCGCCCTGCCCATCTGCTCGGTGTCGGTCGCGGACATCCTCGCCTTCGTCGGCTTTCTGCTGCTCGACCCGAGGGACGGGAAGCCCATCCCGGTCCAGGCCACGACGCCCAACGCGATCCTGGCGAACGTCTTGACGAGGCCCTCGGAGTTTCTGATCGTCTCAACCAACATCGTTCAAGGAGGGACACCATGAAAAGGTCGCTGTACGGTCTAGCAATCGTCACCTTCCTCTTCTTCTTCGGGCTGATGCTCGGAGGCTGCAACGACCCCAAGGACCTCATTACCAAGCTTGCGGCGTTCACCACGAACGACATCAACGCGATGCTCACGAACGCCACGAAGGGCGGGGACCAGGATGGCATCACCTGCGCGAACACCCTGCTCAAGCTCCAGCCTCAAATTCAGGCGGCAGCGCCGGCCGTCAAGGGCGTACTCTCTGGTGTGGAAGCTGCGATGATCTTGACCGGCTCCAGCAGCACGCCGGGCAGCGTGAACAACATCGTCGGCCAGGTGAACACCGGATGCGCGGCGTGGTTCCTGAAACTCCAGGCGTCTCAGGTTGACCTTGCGCTGAAGGGACTCTCGCTGATTAAGTAGGAGGTGATCCCGCGATCTCCGACGCCCCTAAGTCTGCATGATTAGGGGCGTTGTGGTTTATTTCGTAATTGGTGCGGATTTTTTCTTGACATTCCCTGCCGAAAGACCGATATTCCCGCCATGATGACAATTGACTTTGCAGAATACGTCCGGGACTCCAAGGATCTCACCGTCGAAGAGTTCTCCATGAAGCTCGGTTACTCCCCTCGCGCCTACTACCAAGCCTTGAAGCGCAAGAAGATTTCCCGCTGGATGGCCAAGGAAATTCGAGAGCGGTTCCACATTAGGGAGCCTGGGAAATGATCCCCCACCGCTCTGGTATCCCTACTCCCGGCGCTCGCCGCAATCCCACGCAGTTTCAACGCGTGAAGGATGCCGCTCAGAAGTTCGACCAGTCCAGGACCTTGGACCGCGAAGTGATCCTAGCGCTTGCCCGGGATGGCGATAAGGAAGCGCTGGCATTCGTCAAGAAAGAGTTAAAAGTCAGCAGTTGGGTACACAACGGAAAGAAACTGATATGACCCGCCTCGAATGGGCATTACTGGCATTCTCGCTGGCAACCATGGCCGGGTGCATCCTGTGGGGAGTCTAGGTGCTTGGTGCCACTCCTTCCACGGCTTTCTTCTCGGTGTCTGCCTCGCGTTTGCGCTGGGGTGGACGCTACATAGCGTTTACTATAGGCGGCAAGAACGGAAACGCCGAGAAGCCTTCCTTCCAAGTGGTGTGCGTTGTGTTCAGGGCAAATACGGGGTTAGGTTGGAAGTGAGGAAACGGAGGTAGGACCATGAAATTTACCATCAGGCACAGATTCACCAATGATATCTTATTTGAGGCTGAGGCGAAATCATTTGTCAAAGCCATAGGGGCAGCTAACAAGAAAAAGGCCAACCTGCGCGGGGCCAACCTGCGCGGGGCCGACCTGCGCGGGGCCGACCTGCGCTGGGCCGACCTGCGCTGGGCCGACCTGCGCGAGGCCGACCTGCGCGAGGCCAACCTGCGCGGGGCCAACCTGCGCTGGGCCGACCTGCGCGGGGCCGACCTGCGCGGGGCCGACCTGCGCTGGGCCGACCTGTGCGAGGCCAAAGGTATTCAGGCTGAACGATGCACACCGCTATTCCTGTTACTCGAACAACCTGGCCCGATTCGAGCCTATAAACTCGTCAACAAGAAGAGCGAAGACCCATTCAACGGCGGAATCAAATATGAGGTAGGTGGCTCCTACGCTGTCACCGATGCAAACACGGACGTGAACGAGCGATGCTCCCGAGGCATCAATGTTTCTACATTGGATTGGTGCCTCCGCGAGTGGCGCGAAGGCTATCGCGTACTGATTGTGGAGTTCACGGCGGCGGAAATCGCTGCCATACCTACTGCTACTGACGGTAAGTTTAGGCTCAGGGCTTGTCGCGTTGTAGGGGAAAAAGACATCAGCCACCTCGTGGAACTGGAAAAGGAGCCCCCATGCCGAGAGGACTGAATCGAGACGATTACGCCGTGTTGTGCAACCTGCTCGCCCGCCTGAGCGATGACGAAATGTCGAAGGCAATGAACACGAGATTGTGCATCCGGGCCGGGATGAAGAAGGGGAAGAAGGCGGCGAAGGCGAAGGCACCGGCAACGACATAAGAGTCCGCCCTGCGGCCTCAAAGGAGACACAAGATGACAAGAGAAGAGCACCTTGCTTGGTGTAAGAAGCGTGCCCTTGCATACTGCGACATCAACGATCCTCGGCAGGCTTTTACATCAATGGCGAGCGATCTTGGGAAACACGAAGAGACGAAAGATCATATCGGGATCCAATTGGGTCTTAGCCTGATGATGATAGGCAGTCTCTCAACCGTACCCGAAATGCGTCATTTCATCGAGGGATTCAATTAGGACAATCCGGCCAGGGCGGACTAAGGAGCAACGTGAATGAGCGTCCAAGACCTCTGTAACGAAATCATCAAGCGGCGCACGGAAGCACTAGAGCGTCGAATCTCCGCGTACCCCCGGAATAATCCGATAGCAAGCGACTTGGGCGAATGTACCCGCGAGATGGTACTCGCCATGCTGCACTGGCAGGAACGCGAGTTGCCATCCCCGGACCTAAAGGCCCGCTTTGAACGTGGGAACTTGGTCGAGGACACCGTTCTGCGTGAACTGTCAGAGTTAGGCATCAAGGTGCGTGTCGAGCGCCAACCGTTCGAGATCCGGGACAAACAGGGTCGCCTCATTCTGCGCGGGAAAGTGGACGGGTTTGTGTCCTGGCAGGACGCTGAGTACCCGATGGAGGTCAAGAGTCTCGACCCGAACATATTCCGCCAGATTGAAACCGTTGAGGATTTCAAACGCTGGATCTGGGCGAGCAAGTACCCTCGGCAGATTCAAGCCTACCTCTATGCCAACAATCTACAAGATGGTTTCTTTCTGCTGGATGACTGCATGGGGCATTGGAAGTTGATCCCGGTCACGCTGGACTTTGAGGAGATGGAAAAGATTCTGCAACGGTGCGAGAAAGCGGTTGCCTCAGTCGAAATGATGAAGGCTTATCCAGGCGAAGAGTCCATGCTTCCAGAGTACCACAAAGACCCTGCTGTCTGCCGGCGCTGTTGGGCATTCGGGAAGCTGTGCATCCCGCCACTGGAATATCACGGCCTCACCATGAAAGAAGATCCCGAGTTCGAGGAAATGCTGAACCAGCGAGGGGCGCTCGCGTTCATCGCCAAGGAATACGAGGCCCTAGACAGGAAAGTGAAGGCCCGCCTGAAAGAGCAGACTGGCCTCATCATCGGTGACTGGCTCATTGAGGGCGAATGGAAGCATAAGAAAGCCTATCAGGTCGCGGAGTCGGATTACTGGCAGACGAAGATTACAAAGACGGGAGAATGAAGATGGCAGAGGAAGAAGCAGTTGTCATTGATCGTGAACCGGCGCAGTTCATCGAGGAAGGGCCGACCCTTCCGGCGCTATTGACTGACGATTTCGTGAAGCAGTTTGAGAAGGGCGTGGAGGTCTACAAGCGATGGGTTTCCGTCTGTTACCGCCTGACCCGCGAAAGCCATTGGATGAACCACGGCACACCGGAGAAGCCGCGGTACGCCTTGCAGGGGCCAGGTGCGGAAGCCCTGATGAATCCCTTGGGAATTTCATTCGAGAAGCCGCACGTCTACCGGGAGGACCAGAAGGACGACCAGGGGGAATACTACCTTTACTGGTGCGAAGGATATATGGAAAGCCGCACCCTGGGCCGTCGGGGCTGGTACATTGGTTACTGCGATAGCAGAGACCAGTTTTTCACCGCAAGGCCCGGGTGGAATCCCAAGACCGGCCAAGGCGACGTGAAGAAGTCCGCCATGACGAATTGGATTGTCAACGGAGTAACACGGATAGCGGGCATCCGCGATCCGGACCCCAAGAATCTTGCCGCGGCCGGATTGGATGCTGCCCTGATTGGCAAGGTGGATTACTCTGGCCGCCGCTCGCCCGAGAAAGACGCCGAAGTCATCAGCGAGGGACAGCGCAAGCGCCTGTGGGCTATCGCTAGGGATCACGAGGTCTCCGAGGACGCAATCAAGAAGCATTTCAACCTCGCTAGCTTCAATGACATCAAGCGCGGTCAATACGATGGCATTGTGAAGTGGGCAGAGGAAGGGGGCAAAGAATCGCCAGCGGGGGCGGCGAACATCGGTACGCCGGTCACTTCACCGCCGGAGCCAACACCTCAACCTGCTGGCGATCTTCCCGATGACAAAGAAAAATTGCTCATCCGGATCAAGGAATACATCGAAGGCGGGAAAGTCACTGATGGCCAACTCAGGGTTTTCCTGCACAAGAACTGGAAGCACACTGACAAGATGGATCTCAGAGAAGCATTACTAGCGTTGGAAGTTCTCAACCTCCAGGCGATTGTGGCCTGGATAGCGACGCAAGGAGGGACGCAGGGATAGGCGGGCGCGTGGCTCGGGTTGCGAACGGTGAGTTGTTTCCCTAGTAGCGCCCACGACACGCGCACGGGGCGGCTGGCACGGGTCAGTATAATCGGGCGGGATGGACCCCGTAGAAAACCGTGTAGAGTCTGATACCGGCCAGCCGCTTTCGCAGGAAAGGGTCATGCTCACGAAGCGGCAACGAGAAGTCTTGCAAATGCTGGCTGACGACGAGGACTGTGACATCGCCTACGAGCGCGGCGACGCCTGGTGCGGCGACGTGAAAATCGCGGCCCGAACGGTGTTTGCCTTGATACGGATGTGCGCGATCAGCTTGGACGGGGACTCACGAGTGGGGCAATTCGAGCGTTACCATATCAACGAAACAGGACGGAGATTGCTTGAGTAACCTCGCCCCTGGGGCGGGAGGAAGCGATGATGGTCGAACTTCACGGTGCCTTCCCAATAAACGAGAGTGCCGGGGAACCGCCGAGTTATAACCCTTGTGCGGGTGGACATGTCTTTCTGTGGGCCGGCGATCCCAATTATAAACTGCCAGAAGGTTATCCGTGCGCTTGCTACATGACGGTTGCGCATTGGGTGAGATGCCAAACATGCGGAAATGAGCGCCTAGTCCCCGTACCAAGGGCGTGAGGAACGAGATGAGCGAACACTGTCGAGGGGGAAGGCATGAGCAAAGACGCGATTCACCATTATGTTGATCCCTTTCTACGGGCGGTCTATCCCGACATGCCAGAGTTGGCAGCGGCCTCTAAGACAGAAGAAGCCTGCCTGAAGGATGCAACAGAACTAATAACAACACAGCGACAGCGCATCGCCGCGCTGGAGGCCGAGGTCAAGACCGCCAAGACTGACGGACGACGAGAGTGGGTCAAGGTCTGTAAAGACGAAATGATCCAGCACGTGACCGACTTGGGCATCGAGGTCTCTGGCGAAGTTAGAGAGAATGATCTGACCGGCTACACACTGTTATGGATGCTACTCAAATCGAAATGGAAGGCGCTGGAGGCCGAGAACGCGGCGCTCGGGAAATCCTATAGAGAGTTATTGGACGAGTTAGAATCCGCTCACCATTGCCTTGATGAGGCTGGTGCGACGAAGTATGACGGAGCGATGGGTGATGAACTAAGTCTAAACCCTCGCATACGAAACCTGTCCGAAAAGAACGCTCATCTTAGAGAAGTGATCATCGCATACGCCAACAAAGATGCAATAGATCAACAAGAGCGTGACGCCCTCCTGCAAGAGCTTCGCGTGGCGGGGAAGGCGCTGAAAGCCGTACCCAGTCACGGCGATATGGTGAGATATGGCTCGTCATGGAACGCCTACCGCGAGTGGTTCTATGGCAAGCGAGAAGAAGTCCTCGTCCAGCCCCACATGGCGAGGGTGATGTCGGAGGGGAAATGACGCCTTGGCAATTCATTATCGGTGCATTTCGAGGCATAGAAACCGCAGTTGCCAACGAGCGAGAACGTTGTTGTAAGGACTTGTGCCAGTGGTGTCGACAGGTTATCCCATTGCCGGTTCTTCTAGGACTATTCATACCGATAAGGATGGGCGCGGTGGCGCTTGGA